TGATGATGATGACGCACCATTTTAATTTTGATGGTAATAATAGGCCTACGCTGTGTGCATATTGTAAAGCACCAGCTGGGCCGTTTTTAAGAAAGGATGGAGAATTTTGGCTTGGAGCGTGCTGTATGGCTCATTTAAAAAAGATTGGGGAGGGAGAAAGACTACCCAACAAAGCACAACTGAATGATACAGGGATTGAATATTCCATAGCACAAACCAAAGATATTTATTTAGAACTAGCAGGAAAGGAAGATCAAAAACCATTGCATAAATGGGACAGAGATAACAGGAAAAGAATCTTCACAAATATTGTTAGGGAATATCTAAACTGGGCGAATGTGCAAGCGCAGTTAGATGATGAGAGAGCTGCAAATGGATTTAACAAAGTACCTGAAAAAGGACATACTCTATAACGACCTTGGTTTTAGCACAGGTAAGAGTACACATGATTTAATAAACGAGATGCAAGCACAGGGATTGCTTGTAGACTTCTTAGAAATTACTGGCGAGATAATACGAGTACCAGTAAAAGCAATAGGCGGTAAACCAGATACAGGCGGTCAGAAGTCTGGGTATTATGCTGTCAACCAGGTAGGCGGACACATGTTCTGTACCTATGGTAATTGGAAAACTGGTTTTGAAGGCAAGTGGTCAAGCATAGATACTAACCAACTAAGTATTGTAGATAGACAAGAACTACAAAAACAAATGGAAGAGGCTAGTGCTAAGTCGCGTGCAGAAAGGAAGCAAAGACAAGATGAAGTTGCAGTTGAAATGCAGGAAAAGTTTAAGATTTGCCACGAAGCCATTGACCATGAATATCTCACGAATAAAAAAGTTAAAAGTTATGGGTTGAAGCAATTAAATGGTAGGTTAATTGTTCCTGTATATAATACTACAGGACAGATTCGTTCTCTACAGTACATAGACAAAAAAGGCGAAAAAAGATTCGCTTCCGCCTCAGAAATCAAAGGTAATATATTTTTAATCGGTACAACCTTACAAGATTTAAACAATATAGAAAAACTTATTTTAGTTGAAGGCTACTCAACTGCCGCTTCAGTATATGAAGCTACCCAAATTCCTGTAGCTTGCGTTTTTAGTGCCAACTTCTTGTTGGATGCAGCCTCTAATTTACGCAAGCTGACAGGTGCTAGATTTATCCTCGCACTTGACAATGATGAGAGTGGAGTGGGAGAGAAGAAGGCGCAAGAGTGCGCGAGTGCTGTGGTTAATAGTGCGGTGCGATTACCTAGTGAAGTTGGAGACTACAACGACCTGTATTTAAAACATGGTTTAGATAAAGTTAGAGCTGAACTAATAGAACATAAGTTAGGCATACAAAAATATGCGATTCGTAATCTTGTTGGTAAGCCAGAGCCACAGAAGTTTTTAGTTGACGGTCTTATTCCTATTGGTAAGCCTGGAATACTTGCCGCAGTTGGTGGCGTGGGTAAGTCGCTAAGTGTCATACAGTTAGCATTATCTGTGGCGTGCGGAGGCAGGTGGTGGGGGAAAGATGTGAAAGAGCGTGGAAATGTAACGATATTTGCGGCCGAAGATGATTTAGCTGAAATACATAGAAGGCTTGATTTGTTAGATCCACAGGGAAGAAGATTTAACAGCGAGTATGAGGTATTTATATTACCAGTGCCAGAACAAAAAGAACCAATGATATTGTTAAAAGAGGAAGGCATAACACCAATAGGAACTGAGTTAGTAGAGGAACTACAAGCGATACCAAATTTAAAGTTGGTTTGTTTTGACCCATTACAAGCATTTACAACTGGTAATGTAAGCAGTAGTAATGAAGTTGGCCAGTTATGGGGTTCTTATTGTGCGAACATTAGCGCCAGACTAGGTTGCTCAACAATCACAGTCCATCATTTAAACAAAGGTGCGTTAACCAATGATTCAGATGATGCTATGTCACATCGTCAAGAAATCAGAGGCGCAAGCTCAATTTTAGATAGTTGTAGGTGGGGAATCGCGTTGTGGTTAGCTTCTGTTGAAGATTGCGAGCGTATCTGTGAAGAACAAAGAGTCAAGTATGACAGAATGACAGTAGTTAAAGCCGCTCTTGTTAAATCTAATTCTGGTAATGTTGACTACACTACCAAGACGTTATTTAGAAAAGACGGTGTGCTAGAACCATTGGAAGAATTACAAAATCCCATGAATTTATATGACCAATTTTAAGGAGGGGTTATGAAAGATAATATTTTTAATGTTTGTGAAACCAAAAACATTGATGATGCGGTTGAAAAACTTTTTATACATTTCAGACAAAACGGATTTCCGCATTATGACTTAAATCAATATGATGCAAACAATGAATTGTTAAAATTAAAAAAATTTGATTCTAATAATATTTTAGATGGAAAAGATATAAAACAAACCATGCACAGTCTTGGTTTTTTATGGTGTTTTTTCCCTAACTGGGTTGATGTGACTTACAAAAACCAAGATAAAACCTTGATAGAACTCTGGAATGATGATGATAAGTTAAGAACATTAATTAAAAAAACTTATATATGGCAATTAAAATATGGTAGAGGTGTTTTTACCATAAACAGATTAAGACAAAATGCAAAGGTCTATCTAAGCAGACAAAGTGTTAGCAATTTTAGGCCAACAGCATCTAAATATTTTTATAATACTTATGGCAACAATGGAGTTGTTTGGGATATGTCTAGTGGTTGGGGAGGTAGGTTGTTTGGTTTTCTTGCATCAAACTGTAAAACTTATATTGGTACAGAGCCATGTAAACAAACTTTTGGTGGTCTAAAACAATTACAAAATACTTATAAAGAAGAAAATAAAAACATTAGTTTACATAATATTTGCGCTGAAGATTATCTACCAGAAAAAGAAACTTTAGATTTATGTTTTACATCGCCACCCTATTTTGATTGCGAAAGATATTCAAAAGAAGAAAACCAGTCATATTTAAAACACCCTAGCAAAGATTTATGGCTCAATGATTTTTTAAGAAAAGTTATAGCTAATTGTTTTTATGGTTTAAAAAATGAGGGCTACTTAATTTTAAATATTGCAAACACAACTGAACACAAATGGATTGAAGATGAAACCAAAAAGATTTCAAATGAGGAGGGTTTTACATTGGTTGATGTGAACTATTTAATCCTATCTTCGATTGCTGGAAAGGGTGTAAAAAGAGAGCCAATTTTTATATTTAAGAAGAAAAATGGGGTTATTTAATGACATTACCGAATAGAATCGTTGGGAACTTGCGGGACATACTAGGGAACTTGCGGGACATACTATACACTCAGATGCCCAACGGACGAGTAAAAGGTTCCCATATATCCATACATATACATATGTATAGGAGAGCAATCCCCTTTAGGGGGATTGACTCTCCAGGAGCAGGGCGCACGCTATGAGAAGATTTGGACAAATAGACAAAGCATATTGGTGGATTACTGCCCACAGCGAAAGCGAGCGTGGGGAGAAAACAGCTCTCATTCCCATCGCGCTTGCGCGAAAGGAATCGGACTTTTCGCGCGTGCGCCAAATTGTTTGGCATTGGTATCGTAGCGAAGTCGCAGGCAATGAGTCGTTGTCAATGACAGCTAGATTCGTTGGTTGGTCTTTGTGCGAGCGCTGGAGGTATGAAACCTGGTCCTCGCATGATGCTATTAGCTATTACGCGAAGATGACAGCGGTGAATAGGAAAAGCGTTGGGCGTGCGCTAGCGGAGTTGAGCGAGGCGGGATTGATTTGGATTGTGCTAGAGGGAGAGCCGAAGCGGTTGAGGAAGTCCCAGAGCGGAGGGAAGAAGCATTTTTTATTGGTTGGTTTAGCGGACTTAGTTCGTGAGTGATTCGTTCGGTGTGCGTGTGGCGGCGAGCGAGGAACGAGCGGGAGCTTTAGGGGGGGGTTATCTTTTGGAGAAGATATCTCCCACTCGTTCAAACTTATTGCTTGCGGTCAATTATTACTATCGCGAGCGCTGTAAGTAATAGCATTGTTGCAAATGTTATTGTGACTCCCGCGAATATGTTAATAATTAGGTCAAGCATTGGTAGTTGTGGTTAAAAATACTAGTTTATCCTCTTTGTGTAATTTTTCAACATAATTCCTCATTTCATCTATTGAGGGATAGCCTAGCATTTCAAATTCAATTATTACTTTGGTTATTTGTTTCTTGTCGCGCTTTTTAAAGATACTATCCCAATTATTGCGTATCTTGTTTATATCTTCTATGCGTCTGCCACTTCCTTTACCTGTCAAGATGTCCTCCCATTATGTAGTTATAAAAAATGCTTTCAGTTATAAATTCTAATATCTCTGGTTTATCTTTGTCTTGATCTAAACCATAGAGATAAGATATGCGTTCTATTTCATCGTCATAGATTCCTTTTTTGTCATCTTCTATGACTTGATGATGTATGTTTTCTAATTGCTCTTGGTTATGTATGTTGCTCATGTTCTTGCCCTGAATAAATAGAACAATGCTTTTAGTTTTTCATCGCTTAAATGTCTAATGTGTTTGGGAATATCGTTTCTGTTCATTCTAAGCCTCTACCTTGCCTTCTTTTGTTATATAGGCTATGTGCATATCATTTTCATCACGAAGCAAATACCCGCCCTCTCCTGTTGCCTTAGAGTGTGTCTCGGATATGTAGGGTAATTCACCGCCGAAACCTTGGTCTCTATAATGTGCTGAATATTTACCAAAAGCTGTGTTAAATGTCATGTTATTGGTCATAGTTTACCCCTCTAATAGTTTTTGTATTTCTTTTTTTGCTCTAGCTAATTCAATGTCATTTATATTATTAGCTAAGTATTCCGCATGGTCTACAATGTCTTGTAGTTCTTTTTCTTTTCCGTCTGGTGCTGTTATAAATAGCATTGATGCAAATTTAAACATACTTACATCATCGCCTTTATTAGTCCATTCAGACATTTTTAATTGTATTGCTTCATTCATCTCCCTATTCTCCTCGCTCTCGCTAGTTTATTATTATGTTCTTTAACCATGGTTATATCTGGCTGTATATCTTCTAAGATTATCTTTTTAACCTCGCTAACTGTTAGGCCGTCAAGATCTTTAGTTATTATCTGGATATCCTTTAATTTAGGTATCCACGTTTTATGGTATTGTTTGTCCTGGCAATCTAAGTTATAGCACCAATCAACAATACTGCCGTTTATGTTTATTGAAAATATCATTTTCTTTTATCGCTATCGTTAATTATTAGAGCTGTCGCGTATAAACAGACTGCTATAAAAATTAATATTGGTAATAGTTGAATGTCCATTAGTTTAACCTCTCATTTTTTAAACCATCGGTTAAAAATTTCCAATCTTTTAGATTTTCAAATTCATCACAACTTTTGGTATTTATTTGTATCATGTGTCCATTAGGACAAGCAAAAGATACTTCTGAGCTGATTTGATGATTGCCAGCAGTTCCTATATAAACGTCTATATCATCAGAAAAACAGTTTATTAGTTCTATCATGTCATTAATACTTAATTGATTTGATAGTTCAGTTATGTCGTTTGCTATATATTTTTTACTCATTATTTCCCCCTTTTGGTTATTAGTTTATATAATTCAAAATCTTTTTTACTCAACATCTTTTCAATGCGTTCCCAATCTTTAGGACTTCCAACGATTGGCAATTTTGGATATTTTCTTTTAAGTTTCTTTAACGCGTTTTGATCTATTTCTGGCATTGTTAAATTCCTTATAATCCGCTAGGAATAGTTCCTATTGGTTTGCCAAACTCTTCCCCGTACCATTGAGTAAATATTCTTTCATCTTCTTTTACTTGTTTTAAAGGTATGCTAAACATTTCAGCACATTCTCTTTTCCAAAAGTCAGATAAATATTTACTTTGTTTTTTAGTGGGACTTTTTTCTAATTTGAATAATTTATAGTCAACGCCATATTTAGTATGACATTCTAAAATATATGTCTTTGGCATTTGTTTCATTTGTTTTTGTAGTTCTTTTAATTTCTTATCCATTATTTCTCCCTTATAAGTTTTAGTTTATGCCCTTGTTGTTCTAGGCGTTTAAATTTATCTTGCATAGTTGAAAGGCATGGACCCTTAAAGGCTATAAAACCTTTAAGAGTTCCGTTGTTTATTATTATCTGGTATTTCATTAGGCCACCTCTAATAGTTGTTCTTTGCCTTGTTTATATTTAACAAAGTCACTAGGCGGATAAACAAAAGAATTTAATTCTTTAGAATAAAGATATTTAATTTCATTCAATGCTTGTTTAAATTGTTCTGGATATTCCAAGCATAAAGAATAAATTTCCTCTATAAAATTATTAGCCATTACAGTTTTTATATAGTTCACCATGTCAACACTATTTGTGTTTTTATCAAAGTGTTTGAATTCTCTATTGTGTAATAATTTCATTACGCCACCTCTAATAGATCATTGTTATCTATTCGGTAACATATAGATTCATAAATTTCCTCTACTGAATAATCTATGTATCTATTTCTATATTCGAAGTCATCATCTACATAACTATGCACGCTAACTTCTATTAAACTGTGATGTACAGTTATAAACATAAAATAATTTTTATATTCTTTTTGGTATTCTTTAATAATCATCTGTTACACCTCTAAGTCTAAAATCATTTGGCAAACGTCCCAAGATATAGAATCTTCAAATACTGGAATAGATGCACCGTCAAACCAATCCATATAATGATAATTAATACAATCAATATCTAACGTATCGCCTATGGTATAAATTCTGAATTCGTCACTTGGTCCACCCCATGAGAGCTGTAATCTATAATAACCAGGATTTTTTTCATCTTCAGCGTCAACCCAATCCCAAGATAAGGTATTACTATTTATATAATCAAAGAAATCTTCACAATAAAAAAACTTATTGTATTTATCCTTGCATTTAAATTCCTCTTGTTTATCTGGATCAATTGATAAAAGTTCGTCAAAGTATTTTTGAGCGTCTTTGTAGTCTTGCTCAACTTCGTTAAACTTTTCATTCACAAGATCCTTACAAGTTAATTTTTTTTCTGTACTTATTAATTCCATAGTTTACTTCTCCAAAGTATGTAAAACTTTATTGCTTACACCCAAAAAGCCCACAGATGCGGGCTTGTTTGGTTGGGTTGTGGTTAGCTTTTTTGATCTCTATCTATAATCCTTTGAAGTGGCTCATCTTTAAATCTTTTGCCACTCCATAGCATTGCGCATTCTTTAGCCAGTCTATCATTGGCTACTTCAATAGCATACTTTAATAAATTACTAGGCTCATCTTGGCATTGTCTTTGCTTGATGAAATTATATAGATGTTGATTATTAAATTTATCTATGTTTCTTTGTGCTTGTTCTAATGTTATTGATTCCATTTACTTCTCCAAAGTATGTAAAGTTTAATTACCTTACAATACTCATTTTACACAATACAACACAATAAGCAACACTTTATAGTTAAAAAAGTGCAATTATTTACCTAAAATGTGCAAAATACCCTAAAATAAAGCATGGAAAAGGGAAAACCAGGCAGAAAAAGAAAGCTTGCTCAACTAACTGAAGATGAGTACAAACAAATATCGCAATGGTCCGGCGATGGCTTAAATGAAAGTCAAATCGCTACTTTGCTCAATGTAAACATCTCAACAATTACCAGAGAAAAGAAAAGAAACGAGCAATTTGCAGAGGCTATAAAAAAGGGAAAGTACAAAGCAGTCCAATTGGTAGCGAACAAAGTTTTTCAAAATGCAATGGACGGCAAGGAAACAAGCGCGATATTTTTCCTAAAGAATCGCGACCCAGATAATTGGGCAGACCGCCAGGAAATTAATTACAACCTAGATTTAAAGAATGTTCTCACCGATGCGCGCGCCAGGATAATCGATCACGCGCCAGCTCGCGCACTGCCCAAGCGCGCGCAAGCGCTGAGCAAAAATGCACAACGCGAGGGCGAGGGCGAGGGCGTTAATGAATAAATATAGGGTGGGGCGGGTGCGGGGCAATAGTTTTTATTACTCCCTTTTTAACTAATGCAAGATACTCTCAATAAATCGCATTTGACCCCCCCTTTCGTTGCTTGGCGGTGGTGATATATGTATAACTACTCAACTAAAATTTTTTAATTTTTTTTTAATATGAAATACGGCGTAAAACTAGAAAAAGAACTCATGACCGAACTATGGTCAGGACCAATCAAAGACAAC